TCATGCAGCAGTATCTGTGTGTGGTTCATTATTATGCTTATACAGCATCATGTCTGTATATCCAGCGTTATAATTCATGTGTGCATTGAATTCAGATTTTACACAACCTTCGAAAGGGTCTCCCAGCGTCCGGTTCCTTCCCATCCATTCACATAGTTCCACGATGGACGATTTATTTGATGTAAAGTACACAAATGAATGTCCATTCAGAACGGTCAGCACATCAAGGTAATCAGACAGTCTCCAATACATTGAGTAGGTTGTAACATCTGTGCTTAGGTAAGGTGGATCTACCAAGAACACGACACCAGGCATATCCTTGTATTCATTAAATATTTCTCGATAGTCTTTACAGGTTATCTCCAATCCTTCCAGATAGTCATTACATAGGGAATAATCAGCCTTACGTATGTTATTGTAAAGAACTTCTTTGCGCATTCCGTCAATGCTCATTTTGTATTTCATGGAAAACATAAGGGAAGACGATATTGTTATAAAATCCACATATCCCCATTCTTTTTCTTCTAGTTCAATACGTTTATATATTCTTTCCCGTGCTTCCCCTGCAATCGGTTTATGTCTTGGCACACCTTTCGCTATCTCTCTGAAATCCGACAGTAACAAATTCGTGCGCGGTATGTTCTCCAGCCTTTTACGATAGTTATCAAAGTCATTATATATCACCTTTGCATCCGGGCGCATCCGTTTCGTTATATGTGAAAGCAATCCTGAACCACCGAACAAATCAACAAATATGGTACAGTCACTAAAATGCTCCAAAACTTTAATATATTCCCTTGCAAACATACGTTTTTGCCCGACAAATGGAAGCGGTGCAGACATATACAGTTTTCCTTTCATACGTTCAGCTCAAATTTAATGTCCGCCTTACCGTTCAGAAGTTCGCGGGTCTTCTCCTCATTGTTTTCATAAATATGCACATTGCCCAAATACAAGGTTATGGACTTCAAAGGTAGTTCTATTTGTCGCGACATAAGATACAAGTGATAAATATCAGCTGGAAGTCCAAGATTAGCATCAGAACTTCGTTGGTATGCCGACAATACCAAACATCCATCCTCAATCTGGAACTGTACCAGACTAAGACATGGGGCTTGATTACTTTCTACACCGGTTGCACCCAAAAACAACACATAGTTCTTGCTATTGCGCTTTTCCGCATTGATTTTTTCAATGAGCGGTGGTAGCTTTTCAAAATAGGTAGGATAACTGTTAACTAACGTGTGGCCACAATAATCCCACCATGTAATTCCCGCTTCCTGGTATTTTTTCACATCACGTTCCCCTTGCATGAATAGATTTAATTCATCTTTCAGCTTTTTACGTGCAATACCATGTCCTTCAAAAATATCAAGCAAATCTGCCGGGGTCATGCAAATCTGTTCGTTCAGCAGGTAGCATATTCTGCCTTTCTTATTTTCCTGTGCTTTTCCTTCAGAAAGTATTTTTGTCAAAATACGATGATACTTGTTCATGTTTACCTCCTCTGTTTATGATGTACAAAGGTAGGCTGACGGCACATTATCGTCACAACATATTATAAACATTACACTGCAAATGGTTTGCAGTCACTTTGAAATCGTTTCAAAAGGCCGTAAACTTTCCTTTCACTTACTGCATACTTCTCAGAAAGAGTGGCAACAATATAAGAAACCTTTTCACCCTGTTGGTACATATCCACATAGTCTGAATACAAGTCTATATACCGGGCATCATCAAGACGTATTCCAGCATCCTGTAGCTTTTTCAGGAGCTCCCGGTTGAAGTTTATCAGTTCAAATACTTTCATATTCACATTTTTTTGTACCTTTGCAACATCTCACTTACATACACACATATAAATAAAAATAGCCACAAGTGTAGCCAAGGGTATTTGCCCCCGGCTGCGCACTTGTGGCGTATATGTGTTAATATGTAGGTGAGATGACTATTAACAGGCCGGGGGCTTTTTTCTATTCCTCCCCCGCAGGAAATTCTCATTTACCCGGCATCATACAAAGCCAAGTCCAACGCATCCTTTTTCTTCCATCCTTCAGACAATGCCGTCTGGATGTGCTTCATCACTTTCACATAGAAATCCTGAAGTGCTTCAACCGTTTCAAACGTCCGATAGCTCGGAGAATCATCAGTTCCCAGTTTGAAGGTTACGGGTAAGTTCTGTCCACCAGTCTGTACGGCAAGGTCGTAGGCTGCCTTGTAATTGAACTGGTTTTCGTTTGACAGCCATACAGGTTGACCCTCGTATTCAAATCCGGACAGGATACGTTCATCTGTTTCGGCATTGTACCATCCTGACACCAACGACCGTACTTCTTCTACATGTGGTCTATGGTCAAGTTCCTCTTCCATATAAGAGGCGGAACCGTCCTCTCTTGCCTCTACGTCCCAGCGGACGCGCCATCTATTTTTCACCGGGTTCGTGCATTCCAGCACCGGAACTCCGGCACTTCCTTCTACTCGTTTCATATCAGGTAAAAACATATTTGGTCCGACCTTTGCCGAAAGTCTCGCTTTTGATTACAGTCTCAAAAGGAAAGCCGTCCGGCATTTCTCTAACTTGTGCGAGAATGTTTTTCATCTCTTCACTGTTGGTGAAGAATTTACATGCCTCCCCGTTCTTCTCGATGGCGACAATACACCTGTCTTCACCCTGTTCTGTTTTAATGCCCGTCTCAAAGTCTTTGACTATGATAGGCAGGTTTACCAACTCTCGGATACTGACGACTGATCCGGGGAACCGTTTCTTTCCGTCATCCGGTTTGTACGCAACATTCAAATCCTTAAATGATTTCATTTTTTTGCCTGTTAATTTATAAAACAACTTATTACAATCGGCGTGCTTTGCCATCCCGTAAAAGGACGCTACCAGTTCATGACGCCTTCTTCTCGACTTGACCTCGTGCATTTTTCGGGCGAACCTCTGCTTGATACGTTTACGCAGCCGGACATAATCCGGGCGGATCACATAACCAAGGAAGTCTATACCCTCGTCCACGGGAAACACCCTCTCGTTGGGCTTGATGGAAAGCCCAATAGAGTTCATCTGCCCATGAACGGCATCACGAATCTTCCATAATTCCGCTTTCGTTTCACCAAGCACGACACCGTCATCGCAATATCGGTAGAAATGACAGACACCGTACTTATCCTTCAAATAATGGTCTAAAAATACAGACAAAAGCAGGTTGCCCAGCCCTTGCGAGGAACGCAGCCCGATACTGATGCCTTCCGGCATAAGGCGGGTGAAATTCTCAAGCATGGCAATGAGCTTCTGGTCCTTAAATACGCGGCGGACACAATATATCACAAAATCCTGCCCAACGCTCTCATAGAACTTGGATATATCGAACTTGTAACAATACTGTGTACCTTCCGGATCTTCACACATATCACGGCGTATATAGGCCATCAGGTCGTGCATGCCGCGATTTTTGATACTGGCTGAGGTTGTCCTTATGAACCGTTTTTTCAGATGCCGGTCAACAACAGACATGACTGCGTGAACGGCAATGCGGTCTTTCATCGTCAGAACCTGTATCCGCCGGATTTTTCCGCCCTCACATATAGTGCGCTCACGGTAATCCTTAACGGTGTAGGTTCCAGATGCTATCCGACCGGACAGTTCCTTTATGACTTCCTCCCTATGCGCAAGCAGATAACGTCCCTGGCGGCTCTTTTTACGTTTGGAGCCACGTAGGACCTGGTCAAACGAGGATGACATATTGGAATAATCTGCAACCTCTTCTACAATATAACCTTCTCTGCGCATATTTCTTGTTTTTATGGAAGGTATAGGCCTTCCTTCCTCCGGGCCTGACTTCTTCGAACCTATTTAGGGCCTACCAAACTCCACCCGACACGTGATTTTTCAGCTTTCCGCCTTACTGACTGATAAGGTCATGCGCTGTTGCTGGGGCTTATCTCCCTCGGCACCGCTTTGGGGACACGTCCCCGGTGCTGTACGCCGATTATTTGATTTCCAGACGCGAGCCGACATTCGTGTTCGTGTTCGTAGCATCGTTATTCGCATTCGCATTCGACACACCGCCATTCGCGTTCGCATTGTTGTACCCGCGATAGACCACACGGCCTATTGGGAGATGCCGCCTTCCTGTTACAAAGGTAAGCAATATCTGGCCAAATCATGCAAAAATGCTACGGTATCAGCCCAATATGGCGCAAGTCGGCCGTTTTTTCAAAAAAATCGACCGGCTTCGCCGGGAGAGTTCTTTCGCTACGCTCACGCTTTGACGCTTTGGCTTACGCTTTTTCGCTTAACGACTTATACGCAACAACGCTCGACGCTTTGACGAGTTTTCCGCGGAAGGCCAGACGCGAGCCGACATACGTGCTCGTGCTCGTAGCAT